GAGAAAGAATCTCAAAAAACCTATGACTCCATACGCGGCCGAATTGCGGATCAAGGATCTCGATAAGATGAGGGGAGAAGGGCAAGACCCCGAGGCTGTTCTCAATCAGAGCACTAAAAACTCATGGACTGATCTTTATCCATTAAAAAATGATCCTTCTGGAGTTATTCAGATTCATGGCGCGGGGAGATCTGAACCTCGTACGTTCAACCAGATTCAAGAGGATAGGGATCGAGAGACTTTGATTAAGGCCAATGAGTCGATAAAGAGGTTATTCAAATGACAGATAACGACAGCGAGCGATTTACTTGTGCAATGATGCTGCTTTTTAAAAACTTCAAACGACAGCCTGACGATGAAATAATCAGGATCAATTTTATGTCGCTCAAGCATCTTTCTATCGAGGATGTGGAGCTCGTAATTACCGAGGCGATCATGGCTGAGGAGGTCTTTCCGACGCTTCACAGGCTCAGGAGCTATCAATCCAAAATACCTCTGAGGCTCGCTCCCAGGATCGAATACACTCCCGGCAAGTATGGAAAAGATCTCGCCTCGGATGCAACCAAACTGATTAATGGTTATATGGAGGGGGCTCTTTCTCGGGAGGGGATGATCGAAGGGATGAAGGAAATGGAGAAAAAATATCCCGGTATCGGGTGGGGTGAGGAGGCTGAGGCTCTGGTCAACGGATGGCGCAAACTGGACGAGGGCGACGGGCCGCTCGTCGACGGCCTGACTGTAACAGAGCTCGCGGACAAACTGTTTTGAAATCTCAGCCGAAAGATCTCCCTTATAGATCAGAGAAGTATCTCAAAAAGGTCCGGGCTCAAGATTGTTTTGATTGCGGCTGGCCGGCGGATCTCGGGCATATCGAGGCTCATCACATAAAAACCGGCGGGACCTCGACGAAATGCGGGGACGACGAGACGGTCCCTCTCTGTGGGTTCTATGCTCGGGGGTGTCACAACGCGGCCGACAAAGATCCCGAGAGTTATGAGAAATACAAGGATGAGGCGGCGCGACTATTTAAGAAATTTGGAGGTAAAAAATCATGATGAGATTCAGCATGAATTCAAGTAATGGCGCGGTTGTTGAACGGGAAAATAAAGACTGTGGCTCTTGGGTCCTGGCCGACGATGCTCTCGTCCTCGAGGCAAAACTGAAAAAACTCGCTCAGGCTTTTCTCGAGAGTCATGCTGGGATGAAAGTTTTATTGAGTAGCGATGGTAATTTCGATCCTTGCGAGTGCGAGATCTGTTTGATGTGCGGGGAAATACTCCAGGAGGTAAAAAATGAAATCGAAAGAGGTAAATGGTGAGTTGGTTTGTGTATGCGATCCTCTCTGTGACAAGTGCGATCGTCGTTTTAGGTGTTTAGACTCCGGGGTCCCTTTACCAAAAAAGGCGATGATGATTATCGCGCTTGGTATGCTGGCGATCCTGGCCGGGTGTGGCGATCCGAACTATGTCGATCAGGAGAAAACTGTCGTTTATCCGGTTGCTCCAGGGGGTGCAGAATGAGCAAGTATGAGTGGGATGAGACTCCGAGCGGGGGCGCACTGGTCTGGGTGGTGGGCCTGGTAGTGTTCGCTTGCGGGGTAGGGTGCGGCTGGATGGTGTGGGGATAACGAATAAAGATCGGAGGCGATCATGTTTAACTGCAAAAACTGTAATGACGTAGTGGGCGGTTGCCCTGATTGTGTAACCGATTGGAGAACTGGCAAGCCTTCCGCTGCATCGGCTGGTTATGAGTTGAAACCATGCCCGTTTTGCGGCGGCGCGGCGCAATGCAAAGTCGAAGAGGATCATCACGGCACCTTCTATTCTATGGGGTGCAGCAATTCTGATTGTGTTGCCCATGAGATTTACTACACAGTACCGGAAGAAGATTTGCCGATGGAGCAAGCTGTATCTAACTGGAACCGGAGATTGATATAAGCAACTCACGCCGCCCTGCGGCTTATCAAAAGCGCCAAGGCGCGGGAGGAATCCATGAATGGACTCAGTTTGATTAAAGAAGAGGAACGAGGGTTTCCGGTGCTTTACACAATCTTCGTAGAGACGTGGGATACAAAGAAGGGGATTTGCCGTTTTCCAATTCGGAGCATGAGACAACTAATGTCAAAAGTTCCAAGGCGCGGGAGGAAAGCATGAAACAAGGAACGGTAAGTTGGTTTTTTGGTTGTCATAATGTAGGTCACTCATTGCTTGTCTTGAAATCATGGCGGGTATTGTTCGGGGCATGGCCGAAGTTTTGGCAGGTTGCCTGCATCTTTCTGCATGACATTGGACATATTGGGCTGCAATACTTGGATGATTTCGAGCAGAAACGGCAACATTGGGAACTGGGGGCCTGTCTCGCTCGGTGCATGTTTGGTAAGAAGGGCTATGATTTCCTGGCGGGGCATTGCAGTCATAGTGGACACCCTTTGAGCGATCTTTACAAGGCTGACAAGTATTCTTGGTATATCGCGCCTACGTGGTGGTTATGGCTGAATAACATTGTTGAACCAAAGCTCACTATCAACTGTAACGGCAATATGGACGCAATCAGGAAATTTCGGGCAATGGTAAAAGAATCTATTGAGTCCGGTGAATACACTTCGACACATGAAATGTACCTAAAACGTGTGAATGGACTGTGAGTTTAGCCCCCCAGTAGCGGGGCAAAGGAGAGACACGATGAACAAGAGAATTAATATTTTGAGTGGTATTAATATCCGTTGCCAGCACGATAGAAACTACAACGAACCTTGCAGTGAGTGTGATGATGAATTAGCCAAATATAAAACGATTGGTGTACGTCCGTCGTCGCCCGATGATGTTGCTACTCTCTCCACTGCGAATGCAGCGCTTGAGGCCACCATAGCAACCCAAGCCGATAAAATAGATCGACTAGAAAAAGTATCTGCTGAGTATGAAAAATGGTACTTGGATAGAAGCAAAGAATATCTTATAGCAACCCAGGCCGCGCAGCTCAAGGTGATGGCTAGTGTGGTAATTGAGGCACATGAAGACCTTTATCCGTATCAGCATGAGTTCAGTTGTAAATCAGTTCCGACAGAACATGAAGAAGATTGCACCTGCAAAAAGATTTATCACGATTGCCCTATGTGCCACTTGTCCCGGCAAATCAAGGAGAAGCCATGATACATATCAATCGTGGCAATATGCCTCACGAGTGTTTGACTGACGATGAGTTTAAAGAACGGTATCCCGAACTCCATGACTCAATAAATCAGCCTAGACCGTGGGAGTACATGGGCAATGCCTTGTCGAGAGAGCGCCGCTGTGCAGGGATAACAATCAGAGAATTAGCCAAACGGTTGAACATGACTATGACAGATTTATCAGCCATAGAAACAGGGAGAGTCGAACCAACAAACAAATTCATGTCACGATACTGTGAGGCTATCAGGGCAAAAGCAAAGGGGGAGTGAATATCGTCAACAAAGTGACATAATTTATGTCAAAGTATTGACAAGTTCTAAAAAAGAGCGTACGCAATTTATCCATGTACGTTCTCGGTGGTGACATAGCATCACAAGGGAAGCGCTCCAGGGGTCAAACTGATCTCAGGGGCGCTTTTTCTTTATGAGCTCAGGGGGTAGCAAGGCTCGAAAGATCCCGGCACTCAGACAAGCGTTTATAAAGCATCTGATCGCTGATCCTGAGATGTGCGCGACTCGGGCTTATAAGGCGGCGGGATACAAGGTAAAGAATGATCAGGTGGCCGCGACCGAGAGCTCCAAGCTCCTAAGGATTCCTTATGTCGCTGAGGCGATCACGGCTGAGCAAGAAAAGAGAGCCCGGCGACTGGATGCTCACTCCGACAAGACGCTCCTCAAGCTCATGCGGGGACAAGAGTTTGATATCCGCCGGCTGTATATGTGGGATGAGGAAAAACAGATCACCAGGATGCGGCTCCCTTACGAGCTCGACGACGACACGGCTCATGCGGTCGTCGGTTTCAAGTATGACAAGGATGGGCTCCTCGAGTATAAGATCATCGATGTAAAGGGATGCGCTCAGCTTGTCGGGGAGCATCTCGGCATGTTCCGGCAGAAAATAGAGTTGACGGGTAAAGACGGGAAAGATCTACAACCTTACTCTGAGCTCGAGCTCGCTAACCGGATCGCGACGATCCTCATGAAAGCTAAGAAGAAAAAGGCCGAGGCGTCCAGAAAATGAGCAAGTATCGTCAGGAGCATGCAGTTGACGGGGAGTGGTCGCGGTGGGTGTTTCCTGTTATGGACGGGTATAAAATGTCCTGTTGTGATTGCGGTCTTGTTCATGAGTTGCAGTTTCGTGTGCCTGACGATGAGCCTGATCGCGTTGAATTCCGGGCTCGTCGTCATAATCGAAGTACCGGACAAATAAGGCGGCATCGTAAATGAGCAACAAGACCGGACAAATGCTCAACGAGCTGATCGAATTAATCGACTATCTCGATCCCGAGGACCGGGCCGAGGTCGAGGATATCGTACGCGCGGCGACTCCGGTATGGGTCCCTCTCCCTGGTCCTCAAACAATGGCGATGGAGAGCCTGGCCGATGTTACTTTTTATGGCGGGGCGGCTGGCGGTGGGAAAACTGATCTTGCGATCGGGCTCGCTTTGACTCAGCATACACGGTCAATCATTTACCGCCGGGTGGGTACTGAGTTGATCGGGATTGTTGATCGTCTGACCGAGATCATTGGGAATAAGAACGGTTTTAACGGTCAAGATGATATTTGGAGATTGCCAGGTAGGCAAATAGAGTTTGGCTCATGCCGGGCTTTAGGCGATGAAAAAAAATATCAAGGTCGTCCAAACGATCTGAAATGTTTTGATGAAGTCTGCAACTTCCTCGAGGCTCAAGTACGTTTTCTTATGGGGTGGATGAGGTCGGCAGATAAAGGGCAACGCTGCCGGGTTCTATTCACTGGCAACCCTCCAACAGACAGTAATGGTGAGTGGATAATTAAGTTTTTTGCTCCCTGGCTCGATACTCAGTATGCCGGCGAGCGCGCGGTCTCGGGAGAAATCCGATGGTTTGCCATGTTGGACGGTAAGGACGTCGAGGTCGCGGACGGGACGCCTTTCGAGTTCACTTACGAGGACGGCAAGGTCGAGACGATACAGCCTCAATCGCGGACGTTCATCCTCTCGAAAGTCCAGGATAATGCTTTTCTTATGCAAACAGGATACGAGGCTACTCTCCAGGCTTTACCGGAACCGCTCCGCTCTCAAATGCTCAACGCCGATTTTACCGCCGGCAAAGAGAGCAATCCTTATCAGGTGATACCGACGGCATGGGTCGAGGCCGCTCAAGCTCGCTGGACCGAGGAGGGCAAAAAGGGACCGATGAGCTCGGTCGGGGAGGACGTCGCTCGAGGCGGCAAGTGTTTTACCGTCGTCTCCCGTCGGCATGGGTCCTGGTACGACAAGCTCCTGAGATATCCGGGCGTCATGACTCCGGACGGTCCGAGCGCCGCGGCCGTCGCGATAGGAGCCGCTCGAGACGGGGCTCCGATCCATGTCGACTCGATCGGCGTCGGGACCTCTCCGGTCGATCATCTCAAGCAAGCCGGCGTCCATGTTGTTCCGGTCTGTGGTTCTGAGACCGGCGGACTTTTTACCGACAAGAGCGGCCGGCTCCGGTTCTACAACTTACGAGCTAAGCTCTGGTGGGGACTCCGGGAGATGCTCGATCCGATAGCTCAAGATCCGATCTCGCTCCCTCCAGGTCAAGAGGTAAAGTCTGATCTCTGCGCTCCTCTCTGGACGCTGAAAAATGGCAAGATCCTGATCGAGAGTAAAGAGGCTCTGATCGACCGGATCGGCCGCTCTCCTGACGATGGAGACGCAATCGTTTACGCCTCGATCGAGACTCCAAAACGGGAGATCCGGCTCGAGGGGACCGCTCATAAATCTGAGTATGATCCTTACGCGGTCGTCGATCATTTCAATAACCGATCGGGCGCTCATTCGGTCGATTACGATCCATACAAGCACTAAAGGGGGCTCTATGTTTTACCGTTTACTGATCTCAATCCTCATGATCCCGCTCGGCTGTTTCGGCGGCGCGACTCCTACAACTCCAGCTCAGGCGAAACCTCTCCCTCAGGAGGCGGACACGGCAGTAATGGCGACGCGCGACGAGGAGCGGATACGCAAGAGAGCCGCGGCCGGTACGACGGTCTTTACCGGTCCGCAAGGCGCGACAGGGACGGCGGCAATCCAGGCGAAAACACTTTTCGGGAATTAAATTTAATATGAGTAAACAGAGTGCCGGAAAATGCGGCAAAACACTTTAGAGATTTAGTTTAAATAAAGTTTAGCCAGCCAGCTATACAAACAGATAGACAGGGAGAAAGTATGATACTCAAGATCAAAATGACGGACAAAAGTGATGGATGGTTTATTTACGACAATGCAGGGAATGTGGCTTATTCCCGGCACCCTGAAATTAAATCATTCTTTCGTGATTCAATGGGAAAAGATGCACCGTTAAACGAAGTTGGTTACGTTGACGGCACAGACTTAAACCGCACCCAGGGCAGTTTCTTTAGCTTCACAGGACCGGCCTCTGAGAAATCCCCTCCTGAACCGGGATGGTTTATCAGTTTTTCCAGAGGGGTTGAGACCTTCGAGTTCTGGGGTGACACTGAGGTTTATATGCTTAATGACAACGGCAAGACGATAGAGCGTATCTTCTAACCCTCTAGCTGGCTGGCTAAAGTTGTAATAAATGGGGTGAAAAATGAAAGATCAAAATGGTAACGAAGTTCCTGAGGGGATCCGCGAGTCATGTAACCGTCGAATGGGGGAGATGGATACTGAGCTCAATTCCTTCCTCCCTCATTACCGGGATCTTACCGATTTCCTGGCGCCGCGTACGGCTCGATATCTGACGATTGACGCGAATAAAGGGCAAAAGGCAAATAACAAGATCATCAACGCGACGGCGACAAAATCCCTCAGGACTCTCCGCTCCGGGATGCACGCTGGAATGACGTCGCCGGCTCGTCCCTGGTTCCGGCTCATGACTGAAAACTCGGATCTGCGCGACAGCTCAGCGATTAAACAGTGGTTGTATATCGTCGAGGAAAAAATGCGGGTCCAGCTCGTAAAGAGCAATTTTTATAACACGATGCCGGTCATGTATGGCGGTCTCGGCGCGTACGGGACGGCGTGCTCCGCGATCGTCGAGGATGATGAGAGCATGTTCCGGCTCTATTCCTTCCCTACGGGCTCCTACCGCCTGGCGCTCAATGAGACGCTCCGAGTCGATACGCTTTACCGCAAGGTTCCTATGACGACCAGACAAGCGGTCCGACAGTTTGGTTACAAGAATTGCTCAAACGTCCTCAAGCAAGCATGGGACAAGGGCAATTATACGACGGTTATCGAGGTCGGACATGCGATCGAGCCGAATGAGGATCATGATCCGCGGTCGCTCTGGTCTCGAGATAAGCGGTTTCGTCAAGTGTATTGGGAGACCGGACAGAAAGACGTCGAGACTCTCGAGCTCTCCGGCTTTGACGAGTTCTCCTGTATCGCTCCGCGGTGGGACGTTTTCGCTCCGGACGATATATATGGTTACTCTCCCGGGATGGACGCTCTCGGCGCCGTCCGCGGTCTCCAGCTCTACGAGCGCCGCAAGGCTCAGGCGGTCGGTAAGATGGTCAATCCTCCTATGCTGGCCGATAGCTCGCTCCGTACGACAGGCTCTAGTATTATCGAGGGTGGGATTACTTACATCGACAACCTGGCCGCTCAACAGCATGCCGGGCTCCGGCCGGCGTATCAGTTCAATCCGCAGGTGGGAGAGCTCCGGCAAGATATCAACGAGATCTGTCAAGAGATCCGCGGTCATTTCTTCGAGGACCTCATGCTCGCCTTTGCGACGTCGGATCTCCCTCAGGTCACGGCGCGGGAAGTCGAGGAGAGGCATCAAGAAAAATTGCTCGTCCTGGGTCCGGTCCTCGAGCGACTGAATAACGAGCTCTATGATCCGGCGATCAAGCGGATCTTTACGATCATGATGAGACGCGGGGAGTTTCCTCCTCCTCCTCAGGAGCTCCAGGGTCAAGCTCTCAAGGTGGAATATACGAGCGTCATGGCTCAGGCTCAAAAGCTGATCGGTACGACCGGGATCGAGCGGGTCGTCGGTTTCGTAGGCAACCTGATACAGCTCGGCTTTACGGACGCCGGCGACGTTCTCAATACCGACGAGGGTATCCGGGAGTATGCCGCGATGTACGGGACGCCTCCGACGATGATCAATCCTCCGAAAGTGGTCGCTCAGGCTCGTCAACTCAAGGCAAAAGCGGCTCAGGCTAAACAAGCGGCCGAGATGATGCCGGCGCTTAACCAGGCGGCTCAAGCGGCTCAGACTCTCAGCTCGACTCAGGTCGGGGACGTTACGGCATTGCAGAGAGTAATGGGCGTCGCGTAATGAGCCGGGTCCGCCGGGCTAAGCCGCGGGATGGTAAGCAAAAAGCCTATTGTCGCGAGAGCGGGAAAGTCTGTTATGCAACCAGGAAAGCGGCGCTTGGCTCGAGCAACTCAGTTTCAAAGCGATTCGATCGCGAGATCAATATTTATAAATGCCCGTTTTGTGGGGATCATCATTTAACGAGGACGGCTCAAAATGGCAAAGCAAACAAAGAAGTCTCAAACACAGCAACGAGTCGAGGAGTTGTAAGATCTCCGGGCGGTTATAACAACAGGGGCCGGGTTCCGGGTATTCAAGCGACTGATCAATTTTACCGGTCCGCTCCGGATGAATTTCAGCACTGATCATGCGATCCATGCTTTCGGTGATGGACAGCGCAACGTCGGCAACAAGATAGTGACAGATGTTCTCGAGGCAAGTCCCGAGATTGCCGTCCGGCTCCTAGTCGAGACGAGCATAAATCCCAAACAAGAGGAGATCAAAAATGACGTACACAAAACTGACGAAACAGATACGGCGGCTGATAACTAACCTTTTGCTTTTCCCGGTGCTCTTCTCCTTCGCGATCGAGGGCGATCCCTTGCCTCCTACCGATCCGCCTCCAGGAGATCCGCCGGCTGATCCGCCTCCCTCTGATCCTTCTCCGGCCGATGATCTCGCGACTCTGTTTACTCCTGAGGAGATCCAGGGAAAGAAAGAGGCGATCGCTCAGGGCAAGCTCGAGGAGGAGCGCCGGGCGGCTCTCAGCGACGACGAGAGAGCGGCTGAGGACCAGGCGAAAGAGAAAGCGGCGAAAGCAAACGAGGGAGCTCCCGAGGCGTATGAGGATTTCACGATCCCGGGCGGTCTCGAGGTCGCGAAAGATCTCCTCGAGGAGTTCAAGCCTTTCCTCAAGACTGAGCTCAATCTCTCTCAAGACAAGGCTCAAAAGCTCGTCGACTTCTATACGACCAAGATTCTCCCGGGGATGCAAGCGAAAGGGATCGCGGCGTCGACTGAGGCGTGGAATGAGGATCTCGCACAACGGGTAAACGATATCAAGGCCGACAAGGAGATCGGCGGCGATAAGTACGAGACCAGTACCGCAGAAGTAAACCGGGTCGCAAATACGTTTCTTTCTCCCGAGGAGAGTACCGAGTTAATGGAATATTTCAAACGGTTCGGCGATTGTAAACCCTTCCTCAAATTACTCGTACGGACAGGCTCCGCGATGAAAGAGGGGAGTATCGTCATGAGCGGGACCGGTGGCGGCGGCGGCGAGGCAAAGAAAAGTCACGCTGATCGCATTTTCGGAAACGACAAGGAATAAATCAGGAGTTCAATTTTTGGAGATCCGCGGGGAGGGGGTAAGCGGTAGGGTATTTAACAGGTTATTAAATCAAAAATTGGAGGTAAGAAATGAGTGTTTTATCCGATACTTGTCCAACAATTTTGGACGTTATGAAAACAAGAGATCCGGACGGTAAATCCGCGGCCGTCGCTGAGGTCGCCGCTCAGACAAACGAGCTCCTCGCCGATATGGTTTTCCTCGAGGGTAACCTGACAACCGGACACCGTGGCACGATCAGGACCGGGTATCCGGAGCCTACCTGGAGAAAGATGAACAACGGCGTACTGCCGGCAAAGTCGACCTATGTCCAGGTAAC